GCGTGGCCCCTTTGTCGTTGACTGTTTCGCTCAACCTTGTGCCGTCGTTTAACGGCGCTTTTACACCGGCGCTAACAGCACTTTTCATCGCGATGCGGATGACATCTGGCACCGCCTGTTCGCGCTCCGGATGTTCAGCGAACCATTCGAAGATCTTGACGATCTCTTCACGTGTCGGCCGCCGGTCGCGGAGCTTCCCCGGCCCGATGAGCTGCAGGTGATCGAGAGTCGGCCGCGCAATGCTTGGAGCGTGCGGCAACCGCAGATCGAGTAGCGACGCCATGTGTTTGTACACCGTCCCGAGCTTGGATATGTCCATGTCGATCGTGTACTGCCCCGCCCCGTCCTTCTTGCGCTCCTGGGCGAACTTGACCAGCCGCTTGGTTGATAGCTTCGCCGCCACCTCATCATCAAAGTGACTTTCCAGCCGCTTGAGCATGTAATCTTCGTTCGACTTCTCCGCGACCGGCCGACCTGAATCATTACGAGCGTTTCGATACAAGCGCACCAACTCGCCGACCGTGATCGTCTGCTCGTCAACGGCGCCTTGCCCCTTGTCGATACCACCCTCGATCTCGCGCGCCTACGCTTCAGCCGCGCCCTTGGTTCGAAACGTCTTTGCTATACTCTGTCCCCGCCGGCGGATTTGAGCACGCCAGCGGTCGCCGATCTTGAGGATCGAAGCCATGAAACACCCCGTTTGTGGACTGTAGCAATGCGTCATCCACATACGCTGCTACAGGGTCGATTTGTAGCAGGCGGGGCGTTAAACTATGCTTCACAACCCATCATTTCGCGTCATGCGCGGAAAGACGAAAATCCCGGAAAGGCACACGGGACAAGGCAAAGAGCCTGATTCACAAGGGTTCAGTCCATCCCGCTCAAACTATCCGCTCCCCGTAGTTCAATGGATAGAACAAGCGCCTCCTAAGCGCTAGATACAGGTTCGATTCCTGTCGGGGGGACCAAGAACACCCCATCAACGCCTTATCCAGCAAGCCTATCCGGAGAATTTGGCGTAAATTTGGCGTAACGCCTCGGAACTCGATTCTTCATGGCACGCGGAGATGGTGCGACCCCAAATAGAAGCAGGGCTTGTTTAGATATCGGAACGCCCATACAATGGGGCTGTAGCGGCGCAGCAGTTTAAATACGCCCGGGTAGCCTGCGACAAATCCGCGTCGGCAATCGTAAGCGTACTTTGAGTACGTCAGGTCCGGGTACTGCAAGATTCTCATAGCCTCCCTTCGGGGAGGCTATTTCATTATGGGCGCAACAATATACCTAGACGAAAGTGGCTGCCTGGGCTGGAAATTCGACCAGCCATACGGGCGCGGGGGCTCGAGCCGATATTTCACGCTCGCAGCCACCGTCATTCCCGATGGACGCGAAGCGTGCCTCGAACGTGTAGTACGCGGGTTCTACAAAAAGCGCGGCCGAGGAACAGACAATGAACTGAAGTCCGTCGCCATGAAGAGTGGCGAGCGAGTTCATTTTTCAAACTCTCTCGCGAACATCAAGACGAAGAATCCCGACATTGTATTCACATCGATCACTGTTCGGAAGGAGCGGGCCAATAAGGCGTTTCGGGACCACCCCAACCGCCTCTACAACTATATGGCGAAGTGCCTGCTCCTCGACCTGATGATCCAATACGACTCGGTTTGCTTTATCCCTGATGCCCGATCGATCAAAGTCGAGTCCAAGTACGCCCTGCACGACTACCTCGCCACCGAGCTCGCGTCGACAAGTGACACGGTACTGCACACGACGCCGTGGGAAAGCAAAGACTCTCTTGCGCTGCAGTTCGTCGACGTGATGGCGGGTATCGTCTGGTCACACTACGAATTCGGCAATAGCGACGCGTATCGAGCCGCGGCCCCTCACATCGGCCAGCGGCAGCTCTTCTTCTACTAGACTGGCACGAGCGCTTAGTGACTGACGCTCTACAATCCCATCGCTTCCAGTTCGCCCGGATGCTTTCGTCGATACTCTCCGTAGTACTTCATGCTCCCGGCCAAACCAAGATGGTGATAGTCGCTATACCGGTATATCGGCAGGCCGTCAAAGTCGAGCCGGCATGATGCGCGGTCACACGGCACGTCGTACGTGTGCATGATTTGAATGTCAGGGAACCGGGCCTGCAACCGCGACTGCATGGCGGCGATCGGTGCGTGCTGTTCGACAGCAATCGAGCGATCGAATCGGCATTCGCGCTTGGGATAGGGAATCAAAAGCCCGTTGTAGAACCCGCAATTGATAAGGCTATTCGGAACCATCGGAACGTCATCGAGTAGCACCACCCGCTTGCCGGCCGCTTCCAGCTTCGCAACCGTAGCTGCAAGCTCGCTCTCTAACTGCATTGGCATGAACCCGTGCAGGTTCGGCTTCACGTCCGCGCCGCGTGCGAGATTCTGATAGTTTTGCCATGCGGCTGACATGAAAACGATCTGGATGTCCGGGCGGGAAACCGCGTAGTTCATCACGTTCCGGTTGTGCTCGGCGCACTGCCGATGCTGCTCATCGAATGCAGGATCGGTTGCACGTTCCGACATCGTTTCGATCGGCGGGCACAGCGTAAATGCGACATCGTGCACGGCAATTCCTCGATCCTTTCCGAGTTCATCGAAGAAGTGGACAAGATGGTATGCATGCGAATCGCCCCACAGGATCGCTCGACGCGACGCGAGGGCATCACCAACCGTGCACGCGCGGGCGCTCGAGATTCCGACTTGCGACCAACACTGTTTTGCGCGCGGCATGTCAAACAGCGCCGTGCCGGACCACTTCACGTTGTCTTGAATCGTCCGCGGATATGCAAACAGGAAACCGTCCGTCAGCTTACCAACACCCGCGACCGTCGCTGCACCGAGTAATGGCAGTAGCGCAAAGCGGCGCAGCGCACTCGCCGTACCCCACCTCCGCCGCTTGACGGCAAGCTCAACGCGATGCGTCGCGCTTGAAATCACAACCAGCAGCACGAGACCTGCGCCATCGGCAATCGGCCCCATGAAATCGAGCCGGCGCATCGCGAACAGAATCGGCCAGTGCCACAAATAAAGGGGATACGAAATGCGGCCCAGATAGCTGCAAAAAGAATTTCCAAGCGTATGGTGTACGAGACATGCCCGCCGGCCGGCGAAAATGATCGCGGCGGCGGCCGCACACGGCAACAGTGCGCCGAACCCGGGAAACTGATCCTCGCGACTTGCACCCATCACCCCAACCACAATCGTAGCGGCACCAGCAACGAACACCGTGTCGAAAATTGCCGACCTCACGGCTACACGCTTCCATTCCGCGACGGCCAGTAATACGCCGCCGATGAATTCGAATGCGCGAAAGTGGGCAAAGTAGTACGCGCCCGGTTGTCCTTTCCAATGGGCCAGAATTGCGAGACTAAAGGATAAGAGCCCACATGCCGCCAGCACGGCGCCTCGGACTACTGCCGCCTTGCCACGCAACATGTAGAGGATCACCGGGAGGACGAGGTAAAACTGCTCCTCAACCGATAAGGACCACGTGTGAAGTAACGGCTGCTCCGCGGCGCCCGGGTCGAAGTAGCCCGTCTGTTTCGACAGGTAGATGTTCGACGTCATTGTCGCGACCGCGAAGATGTTTTTTGCGAGCTTGAAAACATCCTCGGGGAACAGAAACAGGAGACCGAAGGCGAATGTCGAGACGAGGACGATGCAAAGCGCCGGTGCCAGCCGCAACGCGCGTCTGCCATAAAACGCCCTGAGCGAAAATTCGCCTCGTTCCAAATCCCCGAGAATCGAGTTTGTCACCACAAACCCAGAAATCAGGAAGAAAATGTCAACGCCAATGAACCCGCCAGAGAATCGGGTGAAGCCCGCGTGACTTAATACGACGGCCAATACTGCTACCGCCCGAAGCCCGTCAATATCCGGCCTGTATTGCTGGTGGACGTGCGCCAGCCCCCGTGTTCTTGTATCCTGCAGCATCTAAAGTTCGTTAGTTTGGTCTGGACGCAGAGAATACCAGCAATCGAAAGTCGCTCCTTCACAGCGTCATAAGGGCATTGATACTGCTGACCGCCGATGTGGGTGACTGTCAGCAGCGCCGATGTGATTAGAACAGGCCGACAGGTCGCGCCGCGTCATCCCAACTGAAGATGATCAGCTCGGTTCGGTCGACCGCCCTTCCACCTCCGCCGACCGTGTACTGAATAGGCACGGTCTCGACGTGGAACCCGTCGAACACGCGACGAATTTCAGGATGGTCGTTCAGGCTCACGATTGCACGGCCCTTCAGCGACCGGAGCCGCTGAGCCATCTTCTCGTATTCGGCGAACGGAAACGCCACGCCATACCCTTCAGTCTCGTAATACGGTGGGTCGAGATAGAACAGCGTATGCGGTCGATCGTATCGATCGATGCATGCGGCCCAATCCAGACGCTCGACGAACGTGTTCGCAAGCCGCAGATGCGCCGCTGACAGCTCCTCTTCGATGCGCAGCAGGTTCAGGCCCGGCGGCGTTGTCGTCGCCGTCCCGAAGGTCTGCCCCTCGAGCTTTGCCCCAAAGCAGCTTTTCTGCAGATAGTAGAACCGGGCCGCTCGCTGGATATCGGTGAGGGTTTCCGGGATCGTCAGCTTCAACCACTCGAATACCTGCCGGCTCGTCAGCGCCCACTTGAACTGCCGCACGAACTCCTCCAGATGGTGCTGCACGACGCGATACAGATTGACGAGTTCGCCGTTAACGTCGTTGATCACCTCGACCTTTGCCGGCGGACGCATGAAGTACAGCGCCGCCCCGCCCGCGAATACCTCGACGTAACAGTCGTGCCTGGGGAAGCGCGAAATGAGGTGATCTGCAAGGCGGCGCTTGCCGCCGATCCACGGAATAATCGGATTTGCCATTGTGAAAGCCGTTTTTGAACTTGGTGTAAAATCCGGCCCGCCTACGTAGGTAAGCAGGGCCTTGGCCGATTCACTGGCGCGATCAGTGGAAAGGCGACCGGGGACAATGCGCGAACATTCCCCCGGTCGCCCTGTTTCTCTCAATGGCCTGCTATCGGAACCGGGCCATGTCCGTATTCCCTATCAACGCGTCGTAACTGCGCTGGCACTGCTGGCCGGCAATCCCGCGTTCGTCAGCGATCTTCGCCAGCTCTCCCGCCGCTTCGTCAGCCCGGCCGAACAAGTCGGCAAGCAGATCGAGGGCGTCGCCGGTTGCCGGGATTCCGGCCGAAGCGCTGGCACTCCGGTAGTCCGCGACAAGCGCGGCGATTTGCTTGCGCAGCCCGTCAGCAGCGCCATCGGCAGCAGCAGCATCGCGGCGTGCCTGATCACGTTCTTTCGCAGCATCGGTTGCAATCTCCTGTTGAGCCGCCAGCCGGCGGCGAAACTCGTTACGTTCGTTCGTCAGGTCGTCGATCTGCTGCACCTGATCCGCGATCTTCGCGGTCTGGTCGGCATCACGATATCCTTTGAAGTATCCGCACGCCGCACCGGCGACGACGCTGGCAACGAGGAGCAGCCAGATGCGCGGATCGATCCACGTCATAGCCCCTCCGAATAGCTCGTGCGCGCCAGTCCAAATGACGCGGTCAGCACCTGGCGTCGCGGTTTCGCACCGGCGGGCGCGAGCCCGATGTGCACCCACGTCCCCTCCTGAATCAGCTGATCGAACTCGATCACGGACGCACTGATCGCTCTGCAAATGTCGAGCGGCGATCCGAATTTCGGACAAGTGAAATCCGCAGCCAAGCCCGTCAAATGCGCGCTGTTCGGAACACCACCGACCGCGCGATTGAGTGCCGCCGCGCGATATCCGGACGTGACGTTCACAGGTCGCCCGCCGAGCAAATCGCGCACGCGCTCGAGCGTTTCCGCTGTCCTGCGCAAGTTCGCCGCGACTGTAGCCGACGGCGTGTTATCGATGCCGCGCCGGCGTGCCGTGTCGCTCGCGATCATTTCCTCGAGCGTGAAATGCATTGTGAGATTTCCCATTTCACTTTTCCCCAAAGACACGTTTCGCGTTCCGGCGCAGCAGCACCTCCAGGTACTGCGACCCGACGATGCCGAGCGCACTGCCCAGACCGAGCAGCGCAATCGGCGGCAGATCCGGGATCTGCAACAGCGCCAAACCGGCGACCATCGAAGTCGCCGAGCCCAATACCGCTCTGCCGGCGACCAGCCGGAACGTCAGCTGTTCGCTGCCGACCAGCACCTTCGCGATACCAATTAGTCCACCCATGATGATCAGCTCCAGAATCGTCTTTTCGTGGTCTTGCATCGAATCCCCATAAACAAAAAAGCTGCCCGAAGGCAGCATCCAGATTCTTATGATCGTCGACGACTATGCGGTCGAATCGTCGATCGGCTCGGCGGGCCATTGCACGTCGCTTGGCCAACCCGGCTGCTCCGGCAGGTCGCGTAATACCTGTCGGTACGCGGCCCAGCGTTCCCGAATGTCCGCGGGCAGATCGAGCGCCTGCGTCCAGTCCGTCGACATCAGCAGCGCATTACGACGCTGACGCGCCTGCCGTTCGTCATACACCGGACGCAGTTCTTCAGCGCGCTTGAGCAATTCGGCGACGTCGGGCGGCTCACCGTCTTTCCATTGCGCAATAAACGCATCACCGCACTGCTCGCCCGTGTCCACGTCGAGCGGATGCCCGACCCAGAAGTCACGCCCATGCATGAGCGCCGGAAAACGCTCGCCGATCGCCATAATCAGAAGTTCGTGTTGCACCATGTCATTGATTCCGCAGTCGACAGCAGCGAATAAAAAGCCGGCCCATCGCGTCGCCCGATGGGCCAACCCAACCGTCACACCGGACGCCCTTCATCATCCACGTGTCCGGTGCATCGATGGCGTGCGCCCCACTCGCCGTAATCGGTCCGAACTCCGCAAATTCAATAGGTTGGCATGTAGCACCGCCCCATGCCGGATTGGTGACGCCGTTTACGTTGCCGGCAGAGTTCGCATACCCGGCAGAATTTGCGTAACTGACATTGAAGTTCGCGGGGTTGTACACGTACATGTTGCCCGGCTCATTACCGCCCCAAAGCCAATTCGGCTGTCCACCCTGGCCAGACCAATTGAATGTGGTATCCGTGCCGCCCACGAGCAGCTTCGCGGACGAAGCGGCGCGAGCTCCCGCATCGAGCTTAGTCGCTGGATTAAAGTTCGCCGTGTCCCACGGCGTCTGCCCCCCCCACGTCGGCCGCTTCTCCAACGTCACGATCCCGTCTTTGTCGATCGACAGCGTGTTCGCAACCCATTTGCCAGCGGCATCGTGACGTGCGACGGCGTAATACGCCGGCGTTGCGTGCGCCCAGAAAGCGGTCGTTCGGTCGTAGCGCAGATACGAAACCCCTATCGCGCTGCCCGCGGCATTGATCCTGAATCCCAGACCACCAGACATCTCGTCACCGGTCCTCGCGACATACGTCTCTAGACCGACCGCCTTTGCCAGTGCGCGGATCGCCGCCACCAGCTGGTCGTGTTTCGTTTCGTCCGGCTCGATATTCGCCGCCTTCAGCGCGTTGACCACCTCGTCGGTGACCGCATTGCCCCACGCTGCCGGAATTAGCGAGCCGGGCCGCCCCGCATTCGGATCTTCATCGGCGAACTTGCCGTCGACGAGACCGACACCCGGCACGCTCTTCGGATAATCCATCGCTCAAACCTCGTAATCAAAAAGCACCAGCGTTTGTGCCGGCGCGTGTTTCCTGATCAGACATTCAATCCCCTCGGCCGGATTTCGGCCGAAGCGTTCCCCCCAAACCGTCACACCCCAGCGCCGACCCGCCGCCAGTCGACGACCGAGATGCACCGTCCAGATGTACTGTTGCTGCCACGTGCCAAACCGCGAGACACCGAAGCGCGCTCGCCCAAACCGCGGCGCGCGATGTTCCTCGATCCACACGTCGGGATAGCCGTTCTCGCGCGCAAGGTCCTCAAAGTACGCAACACGCTGACCGCCGACACCAAGCAAGCGCTTGCGCACTTCCCGTTGCCGCTCTTCAAACGACTGCGCCGGCCCCAGACACTCGTCCGGTAACGCACACACCCGCTCCCAATCCGGAACGAGCTCGCGCACCGTCGCGGCATCCATCTCGTCGAGCAAATCCCGCGCGCGCGCATCGATGCGCGAAAACTCCGGCGCCAGCGCGGCGAGTACACGATGTACCTGCGGCGCTTGCTCGCGGCTCCATGCAGGGCCCGGCGGAAGCAGCGCGCGCAGCATTTCAACGTAGTCGGACTCGCTCCTCACCGCCATGTCACTGCCCCCATCACCGGAATCTCATTGGGCTGCAGAACAACGTCATCAACCGGCCGCAATAGCTTGTGATCACGCTCGCCGGGAGCCCCGCTGATCGCATATCTGAGATGCGATTCGAAAACCGTGACGCCCAATGCCCCTTCACGCTCCAACAGATCAGACAGACTTTCCGCGACGGCGACTCGCGTCGCGTCGTCATCCGGCGTGAGCCGAATATCGAAATCGATCGCTCGTGGCTTCGGCGCGAGCACATACAGCTCCGCCGTCACCGGTCGCTGTTTTTCGATATACGCCTTCACCGCAGCACACGCCGGCTCGTCCGGAACAGGGTTTAGATCGTCGTCACGCATGAAAAACACCGCGACAGTGCCAAGCCCCATATAGTGCGGCCGACACCAAGCCCGCGTGACGCCGGGCACCTCGATCGCCCACGTCTCGTAATCGTCCGTGTTTCCACCATCCGGCACGAGGCGATAGGATCGAATGACCCGTTGGCGCAATCGCTCCACCGACTCCTGATCCGTACCGCCGGAAATCCCAGGATCCAGCACCACGACCGTGTCCGATACGCCAACGACTGGCGAAATAAATCGCAACCGCACGCCGGCGCCAATGTTGCCCGCAATCCCCGCATCGACGGCTCGCACCTGAACCTTCGCGACTCCGGCTCGAATCGTCGCGGTCTCGACAACCACGTAGCGTCGCTGGTCGTCAGCCTGCAGCAGGGCGCCCGCGTCGATGGTTTTCGCCTCGGCCCCGCTGGCGGATACGAAGCCGGACGCGGCCGCGGCTTCTTTGCGCGGCACCGCGAGCCGCAGCCGCGCGTGGCGCAACAGCATTTCCTCGTCGCAGTCGTCCGGCAGAATCTGCCGTGCCGTCCATCCGAGAAACCCGTGCATTTCGTGGCTGGCGCCCGAATGGACCCGCACGAGAGCGCGCTGATCCGAACGCCGCAGTGCTCCGTCCGCGGCGGATGTTAGATCGCCGCCTACCCGCTCAATCAGCTCAGGCAGCGTCGGCAACGGAAAAGTCATCGAAAATTCTCCACATGTCGTCGTAGTTGATGGTGAGCGGCCCGTCGCGGTCGTCGGACAGGACAATTTCCCCGATAGCGCGCTCTGTTGCAGCACGCCCCACACCAACCGCTCGTTTCACACTGACGCTGATTGCTGTCACGATTTCGTCGTCGACCATCCATTGCAGCGCTTCGCGGCAGTATTCCTCGGCACGGCGCAGCACTTCCGGCGTCAACACCTGTCGGCGCAACAGCCATAAGCGCGAGCCAATTCGGTCGCCGGCAATATCCGGGAAGCTATCGCCCCACCATCCCATTCGCTCGTCGTCGTCGAGCGGATCGCCGGGCTCCGCACGTCGCCACGTAAACAGGCTGATCTCGACCGCGCGCCGCAACATCGCTTCTCGTGCGTCGCTCATTGCATTTCTTCCGTAATGCCACCGGTCTCCGCGTGACGGTGCCGCGCCGTGCTCTTGCCGTCGACGATGACATCCGGCGTGCGAATGGGCGCATCGAACGTCGCCGCCTCGCCACCGCCCTCGCCCGCGCGCACGGCCATGCCAGATTGCGCGGTCAGACGTCCCTTTGCGACAACCTGTTTTGACGCCTCCACGATCGGCGAATTGAATTCGATTTTTTCGGAGGCATTGACCCGGAACGTGCCCGTTGTCAGTTCGGCGATGCGGCCGTTACGCAGAATCAGGCTGTCACCTTCGCTCGTGAAAATCGCGACCTCCCCAGGCTTCAGGTTCAGCGGACGAAATCGGCGATCGGCCACGACCAATGCAACGCCGTGCGACGAGTCACCGCCGAGAAAACCAACAATCGCCTCGGCGCCGTCCATCGGATGCGATGTGAACCCGTACGGCTCGAAATGCTCGACCCCATCCTTGACCCCGCCCGCCATCAATCGCGTCTGCAACGTCTGCATCTTCGAGGCCGAATTCACGAGCGACACGACCCCGCGAACTAGCCACGTACCCAGTTTGTTCATTGCTTCTCCCAATCGGCCGGCAACAGAAATTCAAAGTTGTCCTTGCCTTTCTTCTTGCCCTTGACCTTCTTTCTCTTCGTCAACGGTTCGGCCGCAAAGCCGTCCGGCGGAGCGACCGTCAGCTTCGTGAGCATCCCTTCAGCATTGCTTTGCGAATATTCAATTTCCACGATCAACATGTCGCGATCAAACCCGACGATCGAGTCAACGACACGGACGATCTGGTTGTGCCGCCAAATTTGGCCGTTCGACTGCCGCCAACCCTGCACCCTGTAAGTCGTCGTCAGCGCCTTGCTGATCCGGTTCTCGCTCTCCCACTCGACGCGTTGCCGCGCGAGATCGGCCGTCATCTGCCCTGCCTCACGCATCACCATCGTCCGATGCCGCGCTATACGGGGGTCCGCCACACGCGCCTCGATCTCGCTGACCGCGACGCCGAACGCCTCATCGGTCCCGCTGCGCTGCCCCTTGCACACGTACTCGGAGAACACCTGCGAAAAATCGAGCGGCGCATCACCGCCCTTGATGTTGATGCCGAGCTCGAGCTTGTCGGATGTTTTGCCAGCGCTCCCCGGCTCGGCAATGACCAGGCGCCCGTGCTCGTCGTCGGTCGACAGCAACCGCGACAACCGCAACAGCCGGTCGATCGAATCGAAGACAGTTTCGCCGGGCTCGATCGTGTGATCGGTCAGCGTCCCTGCGTCCCCTGATTCGTCGACGACCTTCACACCGTACGGCGCCGCCAGTGCCTCGACGATCCGGCCAACGCGCTGACCGCGCCACTGCGACGGCTTGTTGTCCGCACCGCAGTCGACCAGATCAGCCGTGAGCGACCGCCCCGCGATGCCGCACGTGAGCGATGCGGCGTCATACCGGATCGGCGTAGAGAACACGTATCCGGTCAGCACCAGATCGGACCCGATCCGCACCTCGCATCGGTCGCCCTGCTTGACCTGCCGCGGTACATCCCCGCTGCCAGGCCACTTCCATGTGATCGCGAGCTCGAAATCACGCGCTTGCCGTTCGATGCCCGCCGAGATCCGCACGTCGGTCCATCCGGCGAAATCAAGACCGTTGACGGTCAACGTGACGGTATTGGAGTTGTCAGCCATCTATCGAGAAAGAATCTTCAGCGGCACGGTCGGCAGGAAGCCGGGGTGCGCAACCCGGTTGCGCATCACAATCTCGTCGCCGCGCGCAGCGTCGCCATATCTGCGATACGCGAGCACGAGCGCCGGCACCGCCTCCGGTGGCGTTAGCGTCACCAGACCGACGCCTTCGCGTGCAACCTTCGTCAAATGCTGCGCGACCTTCACGCGACTGGTTGTTAGCGCCTGGAAATGTTCGCGGGGGGCGGCCATTCCCTGCTGCCACATGGATTCGGAAACAACCTCGGCAAGGTCGCGCAGATCATCCGCGACGGGCACATCGACAGCCGGCGCTGGATTTGCAATCTGCACATCCAACGCCGACGCGCCGGTCGGCAACGTGGCCGGCGAGTATGTCGGTAATGCGCCGGCGTCGCGCACGACGTCAACCAGCAACACGTCCTGCACGAGGTCGACCGTTGCAGCGAACAACTTGCTCGCCTCGCGGCCTCGCGGCGGTGCAATCTCGTCGAGCGTCGAGATCGCCCCGACCTTCCCGAGCGCGCCTGAAATCGCATCCGCATAGCCCGCAGGGGCCACGCGGGCGACAAATGCCTGATCCGATGCGGAACGGAATCGATCCGCGATCGAGCCCGGCATCTCGACGAGCGTTTCGACGAAACTCCGCACGCTGCCGAACAACACCGTGAACGGCGACGCATATCGATAGAGCACATCGAAAATCGATCCGCCCTGCTGCATCAGACTATCGACAGTCACCTGCGCCAGATCGACCAACGCAACTGCATCGCGATAGCGGCTCAGTGCGGTATCGAGCAGCCCGTCCGCGCTGTCGAGCGCCTGCTTACCGGTATTCGCCGATCCGCTCGGATACTTCAGCTCCGGCGCGTCGTGAAACACTAGCGTGAAGCGGACCATTCCGCCGTCTGCCTTCACGTGCGTCATGTCGCATTCGCCGGGCTGCACGCGCAGCGTACCGAGCCACGGATGAACCAACTCGCCCGGCCCCTCTTGCTCGATCGCATCGAGCAACTTGTCGCGCTGATCGAGGCAATCGGAACCGATGACGAAGACCGTCATCGTGTATTCCCGGGTTTTCTTGCCGTTGTCCTCCGGATAACTGCTGCCCCGCCGCGGATATTCGTGCACAACGACGCGGCGCCCGACAGGCGTCTTGTCGTCGAAAACCTTGAACGGCACGCCACGGAACGACGCCGGCCGCAACTTTTCTCGCCAACTCATGATGACCTCATTGCGGCACGCCGGAGAGCGACCGATAGCCAACGCTCGGCGTCACGGACAGGCCTGGTTGATTCGTCTGGGCCTGCTCGACGCGCATCCCCGGAGGCGCGCCATCGAACCGGATTTTCAGGTCGCCCTGAAGCCGCGCATTCGCCGCACCCTGCTGCGCCAGCACACCGCTCGCTAGACGCGCAGTGCCCGTCGACACTCCGGTTTGTTGCGCCAACGTCCAGTTTCGCAAGCTCGCCGCGCCGGAGCGCAACACGTCGCCCGTTGAAGCACTGCCGCCGTCGAGACCAAGCTTTCCGCCGAGCCACTTCGCGCCGCTCATCAGCGGCTCGATATAGGGCTTCACCCGGTCCCACAGCTGCGAAAACCACGTGACGATCGGCTCCCAGTTTTTGATGACGATGCCAAGCGGGGTGAAGTTGAAGAACATCGCCTTGATGCCCTCCCACGCGGCCTCGATCACGATTTTCGTTGCGCCCCATAGCGCCGACATGAACTCGGTAATCGGCCCCCAGTTCTGCGCGATAACCTGCACGAGCGGGAAACTGAAAAACACATCCTTGATTCCCGCCCAAACCTTTTCGAAGAACGGTTTGACCTTCGACCAATTCGCGATCAGGAACCCGGCCGCCAACGCAAGCACACGCACCGCCAGCCCGAGCGGCGTGAGGCTCGACACTGTCGTAAAAATCTTCATTGCCACCGTAGCGACCGCGGCCGCACCGCGCAGCGCAATCAGGCCGGCGGCAGCTCCAAGCAGCCCCTTCACGAGTTCCGGATTGGCCGTTGCGAATGCGGCGACACCGTCGGCGATGGGACCGATGAAAGCGAGGAAGTCGTTCAACGGCGGCAGTACCACGTTGCCGACCGCGATGCCGATCGCCGTGAATCGGTTCGACATCAGCTGCAGGTTGTTCGCCGTCGTCGCCGCCCGTGCGTCGTATTCCTGCTGCATCGAGCCGGCGTAGAGCGCCGAATCGCCGACTTTCTTGAAATTGCCTTTCAGCAAATCGAGGTTCGTCAACATCGGCGCAATCGCCTTGATCGACTCGCGACCGAACAACCCCTCGAGCACTGCGGTTTGCTTGACCTTGTCGACCTTGCTCACCGCAGACAGAACGCGCACGATCGTTCCCTGAGCATCCTTCTGCATGCCAGCCGCGACCGCCTTGGCGTCCATCCGCAACGCCTTGAAAATGCCCTGCTGCTTCTTCGATGCGCTCGCGCCGGCCGTCAGCGCGAGCATGAAGTTCTGCATGCCCGTTGCCGCGACCTCTTCCTGCACACCCACGCCGGCGAGCGTCGCACCCATCGCTGCGATCTGACCGCTTGTCATGCCGGCTACGGCGCCGAGCGGCCCGATTCGCGTAACGATCTCGGAAATCTGGCGGGCGTTGGCCGGCCCCGTATTACCGAGATAGTTGATCTTGTCCGCAAGCGACACGACCTCGCCCTGACCCATCTTGAACGCCGTGCGCCACTTCGCCATCATGTCGCCGGCCTGCTCGGCCGTCTGGTCGAAGGCGACGCCCATCTTCACCGCGTCCTCGGCAAATTGCCCGAGCTCGCTCTTGTCGATGCCTGCTTGGCCGCCGGCCGCGGTGATCTTCGCGATGTCGCGTGCCGCCATCGGCAGCCGCTTCGAGAGCCCGAGCACGTCGTCGGTCATCTTCTTGAACTGCTCCGGTGTGTCGAAGTTGACGACCTTCTTCACGTCCGCCATCGCCGACTCGAAGTCGATCGCCGCCTTCGTCGCCGCGATGATGGGCGCGGCAACCGCGAGGCCCGCCACCACGTCACGAAAACCGATCTCGCCCAAGCCGTCCGCCTTCAGCCCCTTACGAAAGCCCGCGATATTCTTCCGAATACCCTGGAGCGCTGGTGAGAGCTTGTCGACGCCCGTAATCAGCGCTTTGAGTTGAAATTGATCGGCCACGCTTACGTCTCCGGAACCGCACGACTAATGCGGTTCGCCTGTTCGAAATGCTCGAGAATGATCGAGATCGGGCGCGTCATTTCCAGCTCCGGATCGACGCGCCAGAAATGGGCAAGCTCGTAGACGCTGCCGATCAGGTCGTCGGCGTCTGAGACGCCCGAGTCAAGAAAAAACCCGCGACCGTCCAGCAGATCGAGTTGAAATCGACCAGGTCGATCTGGTCGACCGACGACGGCGGAATACTCGCGAGGCGCGCGATGTACTGCGCGACAATGTCCGGGCGCACGTGCACGTTTTCCTCGCGATCGAGCGCATACGGCAGCGCCTTGATCGCCCGCACATCGGCCGGCGTCGGTTCGCGCAGATCGAGTTCAGTCAACGACTCGTCGTGCGCGTCGATCGGCTTGCTGAGTCGAATTTTCATTGCCACCGTCCCTTCACACCGTTGAATTCCAGCGATGCCTTCCCGTCATCGCCCGTCGCCGCGGGTTCGCCCACGACATACGCGCCACTTAGCACGTACACGCGACCGTTCTTGAATTCCACGGTCACGACCATGTCGTCCGCGGATTGGATCTTCGCGATCGGAAAGCTCTTTTCGAACACCGCGTCGACCTTCACGTACGGCACGCGATCCTCTTCTTTATAGAGGCCCGGCAAAATGCTCTCGCGCTTGACGTCCGACAGGGGGCACTCGACACCGCCCGTTACCGAAAACTGCTCGCCATCCGCCTTCACGTAGGCGGTCCCGGCGACCTTCTGACCCATATCGGTCTCCTGAAATGACAGCGGCCCGCACGATGGCGGGCCGCTCGGTTTGCACTATCGTCGACGCCGTCAGGCCGCCGCCGCTTCCGGGTACTGCAACCGGAACTGATTCAACAGCCCGAAGATGCGCAGCTGGTTGATGTAGTCCGGCGGGAACAGCACATCGACCCGATTCGGGTTCGTCTTGTTGATCTCGACGATCAGGTATTGCGCGAACAGGTCGGCGTTTTCAACGATGCCGGCCAGCTCCAGTTCGTCGTATGCGGCGATCAGCTCCGCGCGGATGATCTTCGGCGTCACGATCGCGGCGCCCGGCCCGAATTTGGTCCCGTCGACGGCCAGCTTGTGCCGACCGTACTTGCTCGTAATCCGCTGGCGCAGGAACCGCATCACATACCCCGTCGTGTGCAGCGTCTCCGAGTCGAGATAGCTGTTGTCAGACTGCCCGTACGCGTTGCGCTGGTACGTCGTCACAGCACGCTCGATTCGCACCGATCCGTCAGCGGAGTTCGTTGTCGCGATACCGCTCGTCAGCAACGACTGGCGCTCGTTCAGGATGAACCGCTTCCCCGGGCGAGCCGCGCTGATCCCGACAAGCAGCCCGGTTTGCGTCGGCCGCGCCGGATCCGCCGAAATGAAGACAGCTTGCCGCGCACCGAACGCCGCGGCCTGCTCCCACGACGGGCGCGGCGAATCGGGTTCGAAACCATTGATCGTCATGTGCTGATCGTTGCGCACGCGGCCCGCAGCGACCAGCTGGCCCGGCGTGCCGCGGCGCGCCGAGTAGACATGCCCGTACAACATCGACGACCACGCCCAGCGCCCCGATACGTCGTTCATCCATTCGGCGAATGTATCCAGCGACGTCGGATCCGTCCAAGGCTGGCAGACGAATTCGAATTCCTCGTCGCCCACGGCCGCCAAGACGTCAGCCAGTTCGGGCGAACCCGCACCGCCGGTCATCGGCGTCACCGTCGCAGTCAGCCCCGCCGGCAAACGCTCGTTAGCAGCAAGGCCGCCGCGATTGAACTCGACCGCGATGTCGTTGCCCGTGTCGCCCTTCCACTTGCACGTCAGTTCCAGTTTGACGCCCGCAATGGCTGCGTGCACCGGCATGTTGGCGGTCCCGTTCACGGCAGCGACGAGCTGCAGCAGGACATCAGCCGCAACCGCCCCGCTCACGACGGTCACACGCACGCGTCGACCCGCGACGTAAAGCGACAGCAGCCCCGTCTCGGTCGCCTTACCGACCAGCTCGATCGTGCTTTTTGCCGCCACACCTTCCGCGACCTTGACCGCGATCCCCCACACTTCGCCGACCGGGTCGCCGCGGCGCCACATGTCGCTCATCGCAGCGAGCATCGAGCCTTCGCCGGCCAGTGCGATCGCATCGCTCGTGCGCGACAGCAACGTGAGTGTCGGCGCATCGACAACGGCATCATCGTTCGCCTGCCCGATGATCAGCCGTCGCAGCGTATTGCCGCCCGTGGCCGCCGCCGAGTTGTCGATTTCGGCATAGAACAGCGGAACCGCGAGATCCGCGGGAATGTTGTTGAAACTGATCATCCCTTACTCCCCTTGGTTGCCTTGCCTTGAGCGGTACCGGCCAGCTCTACCTCCGCAACTTCGGCGGCGGCCGGCTCCGGCTTCGCAGCCACATCGCCCGACTCCGCGATTTCAACCACATCGCCCGACTGCACGCAGCGGCGCCAGTACACATTTCGAGGCACATCGCGGCCATCGGCCGGCAGATCGTCACCGCGCAACGGGTCGCGAACGATTCGCCCGTCCGCGGGCTTCACGCGCATCGTTTTTGTCATCGTTCATCCTTCAGCTCAACACGGAGCTCCATTTCGATCCGGCCGTCCGGGCCGGGCTTTTTCAGATTCGGGTCTGCCATGGGGTCGATGGCGTCGACGTGAATGTCGATGCCGTGCAAAGCAGGCAATTTATCCAGCATGTCCTCGTGCCAGGTCTCGGGATCGTCGTCACTACCGAGCGTCCACATCGCCGAAAAACCGAACCGATAGAGAACGCGAAAACGGTCGGTCGATACGAGATCACATCCCGTGTATTCGATTGGTTCATATCGCTTGTCGGGCGTCCAGCCAACAAGCGCGCGCAGTAGCGCAGCGCGTACGTCATGCAGCTCGTCGGCCGCCGCCTGCCCGCGCTCGTTCCCCTGCTTCAGCGCGACGATGACGTCGAACTCGTCGGCAATATCCTGCCTCGTCCCGTTTTGCAACTGGTTGGGTTCCGGGTCGTCGCCGGTCATCACGACGAACGCAGCGGGCATTTCCAGCTTTGCGCTGTCCTCCAATGCCCCCCAATCGATGCCGCCGGATACGCGGCGCTCGAACAACGGACAGAAATCGCGCACATGGGCGATCGTCGGCGATAGCTTCATGGCAACCTCAACGGATCGTAAGAGCGCGGCGGTACACGTCGACGAGCAGCGCACGAACCTCGCGCACGCTGTCGTCCTTCGCATCGACCATGTAATTGCCGCGCGGCTCGATACGCCAATTCGACGTGCCGCGCGATCCGCGCTCGCGGCGCACACCGCGCTTACGTCGCGCGCCGTAATACAGGAATACCGGATAGAAATCGCGCATGCCCGCGATCTTCTGCGGCATGACCTTGACCATGAACCCGGAGCGCGAGACCTTCGTCTTGATCGATCGCTGAAGCCGACCGGTTTGCCGAGCCGGATACCGCCCCGGTGCCGACCGCCCGCCGAGAGCGACAAGCGCTTTTGCGCGACGCTCGACGATGCGGCCGGCCTTGCGCATTCCTTTCCGAACTTCGCGCTTGTCAAAATCGATCGACCGATCGAAGCCTTCGAACCCTTCGATATGCAGCGCAATATCAGCGTTACCCGCCATGTCGGAGTTCCTCCACTTCGAGAACCGTAAAGCGCCGCACTCCGTTCAGATCGCCGACACGTTTCACACGAAATACCTGCTCGCGATACACGACCTCGTAGTCCGTCGTGATTCCATCGAGGTATCGCAGGTAGATTCGGTGTGTGACTTTTTCGTCGATTTGCACGCTGCCGCTATACACGGCCGCACCCACCGGTTCGATCTTCGCCCAGCGCGGTTTTTGCTCCGGAAACTCGGACTCAAGCTCGGCATCGCGATACGGATAATCCCGGCGCTCACGCAGTTGCACCCGCCTGTTCAACTCGCCAATCGTCGGGATCCGCATCACAACCTCGGCACCAGGTACGGGTCGAGCAACCCGTCGACATAATCCCGGGGAGGCTCGACGCTCTGCCCGGACATCAATGCGTCGCGATGCTCGATCAGGTAACCGAGGCGTTGCCAGATCCACATCTTGATCGACGCGGGCACTGCCTTGGCATCCGGATAGCCGCACTCGATGCGAAGGTCCACGTCGGCTGCAGCCGTCAGAGTCGCCGGCAAGCCGTCGTCCCACGGAACGTCGACACCATCGGCGGTTTTCACCGAAATGACCGGCATCAGGCCGTGCAGGGAGACCGTTTCGCCTGCGCGAACGCGGATACCCCACACCTGCCTGACGAAACGACGGCCCGTGGCGTGCTCGGCCTTTTCGCGGCCGGCCTGAATCGCCACGTCGATGATCACGTCATCGATGTCGTCGTCGATCTTCGCCCACACCCGGGATTCTTCGCGGCCGACCGGCTCCTCCTTCGGAGGCTCGATCAGGCGCGCGATCACGACGGGTCACCGCCCTTGGTCGACGAATCGTCGTCCGACGCATCGTCGCCATTCGATCCGGCACCGCCACCACCCGCAATCGGCTGGTCGCCGGCATTCGCCGCATCGTTGCCCGAGCGTGCGCCCCGCGTCGCCGCACGACGCGGGGCACGGAACTCTTCCGCGGCGCCCGCCTCGATCAGCCGGTCGGCATCACGATCGGGAAACCCCGCAATTTCCCCTGCTTGGTACGGCGGAACACGCCGCAGAAACTTGATCGATTTCATTGAATTGACACTCCTGTGTGCGAAATTTGATGGGCGCTTCGCGCCCATCACCTACCGACGCGCCGCGTTACGGCGCCCACTTCACCGCAGTCAGTACCGCCACGGACGGATCGTGCCGCAGGCCGAAGTCGTGCTCCGTGATCGCGCGCACGAGCGTCTGGTCGCGGCTGAAGGCCGACACCAGCTTGTCGCCCTCGACGTACGACGCTTCGCCCGAAATGTCGATGATCAGGCCCGTCGCTTCGCCGATGATGGCGTCGTTGAAGTCGGTCAAATAGATTTCCGACTCGTCGCCGTCCGCGCCGAGGTTGTCCGGCACGCTCGTCGTCACCTTGAACGGCTTGCCGCGCCACTGGCCCGCGGCAATCTCCGGGAAAACGTGATTGCCGTTGCCGTCGACGAGGTTTTGCAGGAACACCAGCGTGCGCGGCGAGAAGATCCAGCCCGGCTTGAGCATCTTCACGTTCTTGCCGAGCAGCGCGAGCTCGAGGCGGCCCGCGTCGTTCTTCACGTTCTGCACGCTGATCGTCGGATTCGCCGGAATCACGTTCGACGCGATCGCGAGATAGCGCAGCCCCTTCGGCGTGTTGTCCGAGCCGTTGTCGCGCAGGAACGCGCGATCCTCACGCGTGCCGATGCCCTGGATAATGTCGTCGCGCACGATCTCGTTCGCCGACGGCGAACTGAAACGAATGAGATCGTTCGAGATCGGCACCATCGCGACGAGCTTCTTCTTCGACAGATTCAGGTCGCCAAACGTCGGCTCGCTCGTCGGGATATCCGTCCCCTCGCTCACGTACGAAGCCGTCGAACCGGACGCCAGCTTCGGAATCGTCAGCGTGCCGGCCGGCATCGGCATGGTGCGCGCGCCGAGCGCACGCACGACACTGGCCGGACGCAGCAGCTCGATCAGCTCCGGTACGTAGCCCGGCGGCACGATAAAGCCGCCGGCCGATTGCGTGCCCGTGTTGAGCGCCGCTGCAATATCCGGCGCATGGCACTGCGTTTCCGCGTAGTTCGCCGCGGCGCGCAGATCGCCGCGGCTCGAAACCAGCGAGCGGACGATGATGCCGAGCGACTCGCCGCGCTGACGCTCGTTCGCACCGCGCGGTTGCGCATGAAGCGCGCCGGTAACGGGCGTCGCGACCGCAGCGGACATGCGATTCGACGCCTCGATACGGTTGATTTTTTCCGTCAGCACATTGAATTCCGCCTCGAGCGCCGAAAATTCGGCTACCTGCTCGTCGGTGAGCGCCGTACCCGCGGCTTCGATTGCCGCGAGCTCTGCCACCCTCGCCTGCACCCCCGCGCGGCGCTGCAACAGACTCGTGAGATCCACCATGTGATACTCCCTGATTGCCACTGAAAATAAAAAAGGGCCACCGACTGGTGACCCTCCATACCCCTCGCGGGGATTCGTTACATCGCCCGCATTCGCATCGCACTGGCCGCCCGCTGCAGCCGGCCCGATCTGATCGACGTCGACGCCTGATGCCGCTCGACGATGGCCCGCATCGCGTCGCGTGGTGCCTGTACACGATCAGCGAGACGACGGTCGATAGCGGCCGGGCCGCGGTACACGCCGGCTTCCGTGCCGCGCACCGCGTCCACGCTCAGCCCGCGGTTTCGGGCAACCGTTTCCACGAACAGACCGTAAATCCGATCGACTTCCGCCTTCAGCACGGCGTGCGCTTCGTCACTGAGCGGCGCATTCGGATTGCCGTCGATCTTCCGCGCACCGGCATATACGTAATTGACCTTGATCCCCTGCCGCTCGTTTGCCTCGCTACGGTCGAGGTGCGCTGCGACCACGCCGATGCTCCCGACACCGCCGGTTCGCGGAACGATGATCTCGTCGGCAGCGCTCGCGATCGCGTACGCTGCCGAATAGGCGGATTCGTCGACGATTGCCGTGATCGGCTTCCTGCCGCGCGCACTGAAAATCTCGTCGGCAAAATCGAATGCCCCGTTCACTGAGCCGCCCGGCGAGTTCACGTCGAGCACGATGTGCGCGATCTGGCTGTTGCCGAGCATCGCATTGAATGCCGACGACAACTGCGCGTAGCTCGTCAGCCCCGACATTGCGTCGAGACTCGACGCTCGGTGGACGAGCGTGCCGCCGACCGACAGCACCGCGACGCCGGATCCGACATCGGCCCACGCATCACGCTTCGCATCCAACTGCGTCGGCGCAAATTTGTTCGGATCATCGAACGCGCCGATCGGCACCCGCTCGCTCATATCGAGTTGCAGGTCCATACGGTCGGCCAGCACGCGCAGAATCACGTCCAGCTTTCCGGGTTCAATCATGTGCGCCTGGCCGAATACCAACGACGCCAAAAGCGGATATTTCATTGCTGTCCGTCCTTCTTTTCCCGCGGCACCGAAACCGGCGCCATGTTGAGCGGCGCCCAGAATTCATCGCCACCGTCGTACGCGTCACGATCCTCCATCTCGCGAACATCGTTCGCGTTGAGAATTCGCCCCTCCAACCCGATACGATATGCCTCGTAGCGAGACTTGATGTCTCCGCGAAGCAACGCATCCACGTTGAATTTCATGTACAGGCCGCGCTTGCGCTCATCCTGCGAGAGCAATGTCAGGTTCAGTCGCTGTTCCCATCGTTTGATCCACGGCGCGAGCGTGTACTTCACGAACTCGAGCGATAGCTGCTCGATGTTGTTGTTGGTCGCGCGCTCGAGATCGCCCAGCATGTGCAGCGGGATGCGGAACAATCGCGCAATCTCGGCGATGCTGAACCGCCGCGACTCGATGAACTGCAGATCGGCCATCGACAAGCGCAACGCGTGCAACTTCATGCCGCCGGAAATCACTGGCGGACCATTGCGGCGCTGGCGAATGAGATCGACCCATTCACGCCGGTACGTCGCACGCTGATCCTTGTCTGCCCGTTCCGACACCTCAAGCACGATCGGCGGAACAAAGCCGTCCGAGAATGCTTCGTTGCCGACCTGCTCGGCGGCCATCGCCAGCCCGAGCGTTTCGCGCGCGAGGCCGATCGGCGACAGGCCAAGCAGCCCGTCTAGAGAAAAGCCGCGGATGTGCAACACATGATGCGCCGACACGCCGTTTATGCCGTCCAGGTCGTACGTAAATTTCCGCGCAGTCTTGTCGTAGCGCGGCACGACCTTGTCCGGGTGCATCGGATAAAGACCCTGCACCTCGCCCGCGCCGCTCCAATCGATCCACGAATAGCAATTCCCGCGTAAGCCGAGATGCGCCTGCCCCATCTCGACAAATTCGAACGCAGTATTGTTCGGGTTCGGCGAGTCATGAAGCAACGTGCTCAACGGATGCTGCGACACGCGACGGCGCTTCGTGCCATCGGCCTGATAGACCGAAATCGGCAGGCTCGCCATCGATTCCGCCAGAATCCGCGTCGCCGCGTAGACGGCCATCACGCGCAGCGCACTGTCGGGCGTCACAACCTGTCCCGAGACGCTTCGCCCACCGCCGAGCGCTCGCAGAAACCACCCCTCCGGGCTGGCCGTCCCGCTCGGCGGATTCGTTACCGCCTGCGCCGATAGCTCCGGCCGGCCGAACGCCTGCATCGCGGCTGAAAATCGTTGTCGAATGCTCATCGCCTACAGTCCGTCCGCGACGCCATCGTCGCTTTCATCGCCCATCATTGCCCGGCCGAGGGCCAGGAACATCGCAACCGGGCCGTCGATCTTGTTTTCCGGCCGTTCCTTGGTCGGATGCTTGAGCCCGTTGTATCGCGACGTTGTCACGACTACGTTGCTGACCATCCACGTCATCGCTGGGTTGCCGTCGAACTTGAGCTTGCCCTCGAGCACGAGGTTCTCGGTTTGGATGATCGGCTGCGTAAAAAAGATCGGCGCCTGACGAATTTCGACGAGCGGCAGCCCTTCCTTGACCAGCTGCGTCGCGAAATATCGCGACATGGCCGGGTCGAACGGGATCTCTTGCACGTCGAACATGCCGCAGAACCGGCGAATGTCGTCGGCAATCAGATCGAAGTCGGTCGCGTTGCCTTCGTTGACGATGATGTGTCCGGCGCGCTCCCACCCGCTGTACTGCGAGTTCGAGCCGTTCTCGACCGCATACTCGTTCAGATAGAACCGCGGAAACACGTAAAACGTCCCGGCGCGCTCAAACACCAGCACGAGCGCGGCGAAGTCGGTCTTTTCCGCGAGGTCCATGCCGATCCAGCAACGCTCGCCGACAAAATCGTCGAGCCGCATGTCTCGATCGGCGCAGCGCTCCCAAGCACGCATGTCCATCCAGGCTGAATCCGCGTTCACCCACACATTCAGGCGCTTCGTGAGGAAGTTGTTCACCGCACTCGGCATCGATTGTGCCTTGCGGCACGCCATCTCCATGTCATCCACGAACACGGACACGCCAAGGTTCGGGTTCGCCTTGATCCACACGGACGGATCGGACCAGTCGTCCCCGTCGTCGAGAGTGAAGATGATCCCGAAGAACGTCTCGTCGACGAACACGCCTTCGAGAATCTTCGTCACGTGCGTGCGTTGCTCGTAACAAATGCCCGTCAGGTCGGAGCCGGCCGTCGTGATCAGCCACAACAGCGACTGATCACGCGCGCCCGTGCCCGAGTCGATGACGTCGAACACCGCGCGCGTCTTGTGCGCATGCAACTCGTCGATCACGCCGCCGTGCACGTTGAGGCCGTCGAGTGTGCTGCCCTCCGCAGACAGCGGGAGGAACTTGCTGCCGTCGTCCGTCAGCAACTGATGCTGAAGGATCTCGACACCAAGCGCCGCACACATGTCCGGTTCACGCAGCGCCATCGCGCGCGCATCGTCGAACACAATCTTTGCCTGATCGCGCGTCGTCGCAGCACTATAGACCTCCGCGCCAGGTTCGCCGTCAGCCGCGAACAGGTATAGCGCGATGCCGGAGCTCTTCGTCGACTTCGCATTCTTGCGCGCGACCTCTTCGTACGCACGCCGAAACCGTCGCAAGCCACTGTCGACATGCAACCAGCCGAACACCGTGGTCAAAATGAACGCCTGCCACGGTTCGAGCTTGATGCTCTGGCGCGTGCGCGCCCATCGCCCCTTCGTGTGCGGCAGGAGCTCGATGAATTCGCAGATGCGCGTCGCCGCGTCGTTGTCGAAGCGGTACGGAAAATCTGGATCGCCCATTTCGGCGCGAGCGAGATCCCGGCGCTGCCGTTCGCATGCCAACTTCACCCACTTGCACGCGACGATACGGCCGGCCAGGACATCGTCGATGTACTGGTTGGCCGTATCAACGAATGTCATTTAGCGAATTTCCCCCACCCTGCCGGTTCTTCCATGCCGGGCAGCTGCATTTGATTGTTCGACGGCGTGACGCGCGAGCGGCTTGCCGGCGAGAGGCCGAAGCTCTGCAGGAACTTGTGCACCTGCTCCTGCAGCGCGTTGATCATGTTGATCTCGACGGCGTTCGATCGATAGCCGCTTGGCGCCGTGTCAACGTAGGCAGCGGTCGCGCCGAGCCCCGACAGGTCCAGCACTTCCTTGCGACGCTCGAACGCGGTCTCGAGCTCGACGAGCCGGCCCCACGCTTGGCAGTACAACGTAAGTGCCGCTCGATCCAGCCTCGAAATCAGGCCGAGCTTCTCGAGCTCGACCGTGATGCGCTTCCATTCCTTGCGCGCCTCGCGATTGAGGTGCGGCGGCATGTCCGGCACCGCGACCTCGGGGTGCACGCCATCGGCGAGGTTCAACGGGCGCTTACCCGGATTGCCGCGCATCAGCTTCAGCACATTCGGCTGCGCTTGCGGTCCTCTTTGTCCCATGCTCTGTCAAAGGGGCTTTGATACCCCCCCCCCTCCAAAACTTGCGCACATAAAAAAACGATTGGGCGATCAGTCCCCGCCGAGCTTCCGGCCGGAAAACCGACCCGCCCCCGGGGTCGGCGCGGTCGCCGGCCGCCGCCGCTCCCTCGCCGTCTTGGCTCGGTGGCAGGGTCCGCAGAGCGCCTCAAGGTTCGAATCGGCGTCGGTTCCGCCGCTCGCCTTCGAGATGATGTGGTCGACGTGCTCGGCCCGCGTCACCTTGCGTTCGCGCAGGCACTGTTGGCAGAGGCCGTTGTCCCGCTTCATGATGCGTTCGCGAATCTTGACCCATCGCGATCCGTAGCCGCGCTCGTGACGACTTCCGCTCCATCGAGGCGACGTCCAACCGGTCGCCTCCGACTGGTGCCGCTCGCAGTAGCCCGGCACATCGACCAGCGCTCGGCATCCGAGGTGGCGACAAGGCGTCGGGGCTTTCTTCGTCATTCGACGCTCCAATGCAAAAAGCCCTGAGGCTTTCGCACTCAGGGCTTCGAAATTCTTCCGGGCGAGCGACGGTCCGGCAAAGGCCGCACGCACTCGGTAAAACTCACCGGAATCAGATTGTGAGGCGAAGTGTAGAGCAGCTATTTCGATTCTGCAACCCCCTCGGCTATCTGATGTCGCGAGCAAATGAATTGTCCGGGTCTGTAGCACGTAATCTGTCCGGTTTTTGGGTGCGGCATGAAGCCAGCC